CGGGGTTATAGCTGAAGCTAATCCTGAGTAAAACGGTGGATCAATATTGGGCCGTTGGTGGAGATATAAGTGGATCACTTTTCATCCGTCGTTGACAGGACAAACCTTCTCTATCGTGCCGGTACACAACGGAAACGATAGTGACTATGACGCCGCGCAGGCGTTGTGTGACGAGCTGATGAACGACATCGGGCGAACCATCAACAAAGAGGTCGCCGGGTGGGCATTTATCATGTCTGTATTTGGGGTGGCTTATGTCAGGCCATACGCCAAAGAAGGAATAGGGATCACGTCTTTTGAGTGCTCCTATTACACCCTTCCGGGCTTCATCAAAGAGTTCGAGGTCAGCGGCAACCTGGCGGGATTTAGCGGCGATTATCTGAAGGATGCGTCAGGGAAAATGGTTTTCGCCGATCCGTGGGCCATTATCCCTATGAAAATCCCCTATTGGCGGCCTAAGTCAAACCTTATGCCGGTGCACACTGGCCATAAGGCTTACAGCCTGCTGGATGATCCGGAAGAGCGCACGCCGATTGAAACCCAGAATTACGGGACCAGCTTGCTCGAATATGCCTACGAGCCGTACATGAATCTGCGTTCGGCGATCCGCTCGCTGAAGGCAACGCGTTTTAATGCGTCGAAAATTGACCGAATCATCGGCCTGGCGATGAATAGTCTGGATCCGGTAAAAGCAGCCGATTATTCGCGCACCATTACTCAGACGCTTAAACGAGCAGCTGACCTGATGGAAAAGCGCGCACGCGGCGCGAATAACATGCCTACGGTGACCAATACCCTGCTGCCTATTATGGGCGACGGCAAGGGACAGATGACTATTGATACTCAGACCATCCAGGCTGACATCAACGGCATTGAAGACATTCTCACCTATATGCGCCAGCTGGCGGCAGCACTTGGCCTCGATTACACCCTCCTGGGGTGGGCAGATCAAATGTCCGGCGGGCTTGGTGAAGGTGGATTCCTGCGCACGGCAATTCAGGCCGCCATGCGCGCCTCATGGATCCAGCAGGGCGTAGAAGAGTTCATTCAGCGGGCTATCGATATTCATCTTGCTTTCAAGTACGGCAAGGTATACCCGGAAGGTGATCGCCCGTACAAAATCGAATTCCACTCCGTTAATACCGCTCTGCAACAAGAGCACAACGATAACCGCGACTCGCAGGCGAACTACGCCACCATCGTTACGCAAATCCTCGATGCCGTCAGCAATAACAGCGTCCTCGCTAATTCCGATGCATTCAAACGTTACCTGTTCAGCGATGTGCTGGAGATTGACGAAAAAATCTCTGAAGCACTGGTGAACGAACTGAAAGCTAAAAGCGAGGACGACGATCACCTGATGGATTCCATCATCAAAACACCGCCACAGGAACTGGCGCAAATCCTTGAATCGGTCTTTAAAGAGGGAAACGATAATGACTGATGTTTTGAAAACGGTCACTGACCGCTTTTGTCTCTATAGCAATGCTCGAAAAGGTCGTCAGAACGGGCGACAGTATGTATTAAGCGCGGTCAAGACCATGCTTGAAAGCAAGGAAACTCAGGAAGGTTTACGCCTTGGAGAGCTTTTCGGCTATTACGGTCACGGTCGCCGACAGCTGACTGGCAAACTGGAAGTACCAGAAACCAGCGTGATCATGGTGGAAGGTCGCCCGGTCGTAATCGACAATGTTCCAGCGTGCCGCACAGTGGCTATATCTGTTGACGACAACGGCATCGTTACCCATACACAGGAAATTCTTAACACAGAGCCGGGTAAAATTGTCGCCGCGATGATCGAAAGCCGAGCTGGTGGCTGGAGCTGGGCCACTGGCGGGCGTGAGTCCGGGAAAATCGCTGTAACCACCAGCTTCCATGGTGTGGATTATGTGACAACGCCGAACTATATCAGTCTGGATCATCCTGCCAGCGCCGGAATGTTTGAAAGCGCGGATTCTAAATCTCTACTGGCAGAGTCCCTGGCGGCGCATGGGTACTCCGACGAGTCAGTGCAGGCAGTTATATCCCATTACGGCAAAATGGCTGAACTGGAAATGATGGTGGAGGCGACAGAGCGTACGGCAGAACTGGAAACCGCACTACTCGAAAGCCAGGGCCGCCACCTCGAAGCAATGGCCAAGATCGCAGATGCTGAAGCGCGAATCGCTTTGCTGGAGGAAACAGTGGGTATCCGCGACGATGTGCTGGCAGCAATGCAAGACGAACTGGATAACCTCCCGATTTTCGTCTCCGCCGCCCAAAAAGACGCATTCCGCCTCAAAGAACCTGGTGATGCAAAAATCGTTGCCACACTTTTCGAATCTCTGATCAAAGTTGGCGCACGCAACTTGCCTGTCACCAAGAAAATTAAGGAGGTTCCGCAAGCGGCTAACGTCCAGGCACCGCGTGAGACAAGCATCATCACGTTTAATAATTCAATCAATCCGTTTAAATAACCATCAAAAATAACCCCGGCGGCTGCCGGGGTTCTCGTTAACTATTATCGCCTTCGTCTGCGTGCCATATATTTTCGCACCGCGCGACGTGGGCAATCTGAAGCGGTTTCTTTCTGCTGCATCAATCTTGCAGCCATGCTCAAAAATGTCAGGCACAGCCGAAGCCCGGCATATAATAGCGGTTCCAGTGGCCACGTCTCATTGAGCACATATACCGCCATGAAAATCGAGTCGAAAACTATCGCCGCCAGCGATAACTTCATTGTCGAAAGTCGGCGGAGCTGCCGGAGTTTATTCATTGACCAGTCCCGTCAGGCAAAGCTGGCGTTCTTTTTCACGGCGAATCTTTAAACCTCGCAGGGGCACGCCGTTACTGTTCACGAAATCAGGGAGATGGTTACACATATTCACCCATTCTCCTTTCTGCGCCCACTTGTGGATGGACGTTTCTACTCGCATGCCTCGCGCTTTGCTGTAGTAGGTCCGTAAACTATTGCATCCCATATTGAATGCCGCGCTTGTCATTGCGCTAAAGGCATTATCGGGCATGTCTTTGCCCCGGAAGTGCTGGTTAATACAGCGTTCAGCGATCAGGATATTCTTTTCCCAATCAGCGGCGATTTGCTGGTCGGTTTTTCGCACGCCCGGCGTTACCCCGTGTGTATTACCAATCCCGTCAGTCCATACACCCGCCGGGCACATGTATGGGTCACGTCGGCAACCTTCAGCGTTTCCGATAAGCTCAAGCCCCGCCTGGTTGGTTCGCACATTGCCATTACCCATCACGATGGTAATCATCACCGCGATAGCGCAAATTGCACCGCCTCCTGCGGCTGTTTTTCCCTTCATAAAGACCTCATAAGCGAATTTTTACGCTCCAGGACAAACACCCATTCACAGCCAATACCGACTGACTCGATCCCTTTAGAAGACACAGGATAATGCAAATCACTTGTTAGCTACGTTTCAAAGATATACATTATTGCTCTAATTAATTTATTTTATTAGGTAAGATAAGTGGCACAACGCGGTGTAAACAAAGTCATCCTGATTGGTACCCTGGGGCAAGACCCGGAGATCAGGTATATACCAAATGGCGGCGCGGTCGGAAGACTCAGCATCGCAACGAATGAATCATGGCGCGACAAGCAAACGGGCCAACAGAAAGAGCAAACAGAATGGCATAAAGTCGTTTTGTTCGGAAAACTTGCTGAAATTGCGAGTGAGTATTTACGAAAAGGTTCTCAGGTCTACATCGAAGGGAAACTTAAAACCCGTAAGTGGACAGATGACGCCGGTGTAGAACGTTACACGACGGAAATTATCGTCAGCCAGGGCGGCACCATGCAAATGATCGGCGCTCGCCGCGACGATTCACAGTCCTCAAATGGCTGGGGGCAGTCAAACCAACCTCAAAACCACCAGCAATACAGCGGTGGTGGCAAACCTCAGAGCAGCGCCAATAACGAACCTCCAATGGACTTTGAAGACGATATTCCGTTTTAGAGTTTATGAGTAAAAAACGACTGAAAGAAAAGCGGTGGTCCAAACGCCAACAAAAGCACGAACTCGCTAAAAAACGCCAAAGTTGGCAATGGAACGCGTTTTTAACGAACAGAACACCCCGAGATATTGCTTTCGCTGGTGGGAAAACATTCCTGACCCACCTGAAGGCGCAATACATCAGTTTTTAAGCAGAGAAAAGACTATGGCAGCACAAAATACTAAAACAATTCAATACCGCCTGCGTAATGGCCAGAGTGTCGAAGTGACCATCAATAATGATGGTGTACCTGGCGAAAAGGTTTCTATCTCCGATCTGGCTATCGAAAAAACCATCATGTGCCACCTTGGCTTTACTGAAGAAGTGAGCAAAAAGCATGGTGTAGCAATCTGGAGCGCAATGGATACTGGTATGCGCAAATTCATTACTGCTCGTACCCCAGGGATGACCATGATGGACCTCATGCAGATTGCGCCGCTGTTTGAATGTGAGCCTTTAGATGTATTCAGCAATCCAGCTATCTGCCAGCAGTTATATGGTGAGATGAAACTCGCGGTTACCCCCATTGTGCTGCATGAAGGATCGCTTGCTGGCGTGTGGAAAGTGGAGCGTATTTCAAGCTACATGCCTTTCCATGTCAACGGCGTAATCACTGGTGAAAATCAACCTGTTTCCGTTATAAAGTCAGACCTCAAGCGCGCAATTCTTGAAGCAAGTTGTCGAGTTGTCGGCCTGGGCAAACAGTCTTATGTTTCCTTCCCGGCTGGCCCTGAAGGCCCGGCAGAAATTCTGATTATGGATGCCGATCTGCTATGGCAAATACAGTTTCTGATTGGCAAAAGCATCATCCGCGCTGAAGAACTCGATCAGTACATTACCTGCACGATGACGGATGAAGTCAAAAGTGTGGCTATAGCCAATGCCCGGAACCTATGTCGTGCTGCATTAACAGAACTGCAAGAAAACACCACGGAAGAGGTGGAAAGTGATTAATCGTATACAGAATGAATCTGCCTGGTTAGCACTGATAGAACGGTATAAAGACAATTGGGAACTGGCAGCAAAAGAGTTGCTTGATATTGAGTTAACACCTCATCAAGCAAAAATTATTAACGCGATAAAGAACACCGGAGCCAAAGTCACTGCCACCACACCACATGGTATTGGGGAAACCTCTATTGTGGCAGTGATTAGCATCCTGCAAACAATACTGTATTCGTGTTCCCGTACAGTGGTTGTTTCTCCTGCGATTAACGATAGTCGAAAAACAATAATTGACTATATGTTCCGTTATTGGGAGCGAGTTACCCAAAAACACCCTTTTCTTGGCAATTATTTCAGAATACACCCTGACAAAGGGTTGGTGCATATCAGTGAAACATGGGGATGCGTCTATATAACCTATTGTCTGAATAACGAAGAGTCTCTGGCTGGTTTTACTGGACCGCACGATCTTTTCATCGTTATTAACTCGGCGGAAATCAGCGATCGCGCTCATGCAGTGATAACTGGCAATTTAACCAATTATGACTCGCGCCTGCTGTTGCTGTCGAAACCATCGGAACGCGAGAAAGGGTACTTTTATGATTCGCATCACCGGTTGGCCCATAGTAAAAACAATCCTGCTGGTTTTTTCACGGCGATAACTCTAAACACAGAGGATTCACCTCTCGTTTCTGAAGCATATCTTGAATTCAAAGCCAAAGAGTTTGGTGGGCGCAATAGCGATGAATATCGCCGATTGATCTTGGGGAAATTTCCCGGGATTCGGGAGTTGATGGAAAAGTCATCTGTTCCCCGTAATATGCACTTCACAATGACTGACGGTAGTAAATGGGTAGTGCCTACGATCGTGATCGCCAAACACCATGCGAAACATCACGCTCAAAAACACAACTCCAGCACATTAGACTGGCTGAAGGCCTATACAATACCGTTATTCTCGGCAAACCATAACGCTATAGCTGAATGGGCTAAACAAATCCCCTGGCAGGATGTGGCTGAAGAGGCATTTGTCGAAAAACCACCAAGAGATTTGCACGAGCACTGTTGGCTGACATCAGAAAAAAGCTTCTCGTGAGGTAAAAATCCCGCCGATTGGCGGGATTTCTTCAATATACGATCTGGTCTACATGATCACCAAAATCATCGTCGTCGTCCTCATCGCCACCATCTACTGCTGGCCAATCAACAAACCAGCCAGCGTAAAGATGCAGCGTTCGGAGAACATCACTTGCGGGAGCATCAAGGGTGTTAACGAATCCCATATAGCTATTGGGATTTGCCCCAGCTATGGCTTCAGCGATCATGTCCTCGGTAATGTCACCGGAGATAATGCTTAAACGCCCGGAAACTTCTTCATTATCATCAAATTCGATAATGGCATCTCCGCCTAATGGCGCTGCGATTTTAATCTGCATTATTTAGCTCCTTTGCCACACCTAATAACAGTTCCAGCAATCCGTCACCATTCATCAGTGATGCGGCAGCGGCCTCTTTGTCATGATACAACTGAAGAGCCATAGAGAATACTTCCGTTGCTGACGTTTTGGAAATAGTCGGTGATTTCTGCCGAATTTTCCCGGTGTTACTTACTGAGGCTGGCGGGTATACCTTCGCCATATAAATATTACTCAATCGAGATCTGAAGCACCATTCAGGCTTGCCACGCCCACCGATATTGACGAAAGATGGCTTATCCCCTTCAACATTGGCCTTCAGGAATGACCGGGCTTTCTCTAACAAACCAGGGTTACTGTACTCAAGATGATGACCCAGCTCGTGCCACAGTGCACTTGCATTTTCATCGTTCAAATTGACAGCAACAACACCATTTAGATTTGCATATGCCCTTCCCTGGTGGTGAACCACTTTTGATAAGGTCGATATTTTCCCGCCGGTCAGGCGATAAATATCAGCAAGTTCCTTGCGCAGGTCTATCCCACCATTCTGTCCAGCGCGGGCTTCTTCCACTTCTTCCGTGATAAAAGAGTCGGCCCACTCAAGAGCTTTTTCTTCAGATACGGATGAGTTTGCGATCGCACTGTTCATGGCAGATAACACTTTCTCGTGGACCGAACCCATACTTCGCTGATTCATTTGCCAGCGTGTCTGCGGGTTATATGAGAATCGCTTAAGTAGTTGGTCAAGCTGCTCAAGTTCTTCTTCACTGACATACTTTTTAGCCTCACCAATAATGCCAGGGAGAATATTGCCGTTAGGATTAAACGCTCGCGACAGGAAGAGTTTCAGCGCCCCCATGCCCTCCGATGCTTCAATATCACCAATAACCCGGTTAACAATGGCCGCACTCTTCGGATTAGCATCCGCCAACGCTCTGGCTACGATTTGCAGGGACGATACGACCTCACGCTGCATATCAGTCCTGATCTCATCAATAAACTCTGGCGTTATGCCGTGCTCTTTAAGGATATCCCGGCCTTCCGCCGTTACCCCATCGATATCACCGACATGTTTATTAACACGACTTTGCAATGCCTTAAATGCCTTCAGAATTCCACGGGCATCATCCGCTTTACTAACGGCCTTCCTGAATGCTGGCAAGAAGTCTGAGTTAACCTCATTTTGTTGATCGGCCCACTGAATGGAGGCTTCTTTCATCTCGTCCAGAGTCAGATCACCCAACGCGGTATGGTCTGTGAATATGAGCGACAACCTCTGAACCATTTCTGCCAATGGTGATGCCGAATGCGCCGCGCTAAGGAATGCTTTCACCCTGGTTGGGCGAATGGAAAACCAGTCAATAGCTGGTGGCATATCTCCGTTTTTTATCGCCTGCGCTATCTCGTCAAAGCCATCGCGCCCAAGGGAGGATGCGTGATTTAACAAGCCGCGAAGTAACGAATTGCTGATACCGAATAATCGGCACCATTTTTTCACGTCGGCAACAGGCATTCGAACAAAATGCGCAAGCACTTGTACAAGCTGTTCATCCTGGGGATCTGTGCGGGAAAGCAGCCTGATCAGATGAATAATGTCTTTGATGCCGGATGCCCGATGTAATAGCAAACTGGTATACGGAGCAACACCGTTGTAACTACCGCCGGAAACGGACTCGAAAAGACCGCCGGATATCCCTTGCATGCCTTCGTTTTCCAGTTCCTGAGACACCTGGCGAAGGATATCCTGTAACGACACATCGCCGCCGCCAAACATATCCCCCAGCGCCTGGCCCTGGTGCTGTAACTCATCATTGATACGTTGAGCCATCAACTTAAAGGCGGTGGCCATACGCTTCGCGCTACGGTTATTCGCGACGATGAACAACGCGAGTGCTTTCACTTCCGGGGCCGTTTCGCTGAACATATCCCCCTGAGCAATAACATCGGTAATATGCTGGCCTGACTCCTTCGATTGCCTTACCAGGTCTACCGCATCTTTCAATGCCGCCAGCGCCTTTTTATCGAGGCTATCCGCTGTCTCAATGCCATCAACAATAGTTGTCACAGCCTGCTTGTGCGCTTCTCCTGATAAAGCCTGCATCTGGACAAAATCATTGGCTGCCGCATTAAGCGCCGTCAGAACATTACGCATATCCGGATCAGGTTCTTCTGCAACCATCCTTACCAGGCGCGCATCCTTATATGCCTTGGCAAAGATCGCGTTTTGTATACGGTCTACAAGTTGCCGTGTTGGTCGCCCATCTTCAGTTACAAGGCCAGCCGCCTGTGTGGCACCAACTTGCGTCATGAATCCGCGAATAAACGCGTCATTACGGCGGCTAAGCAGATCTCCGCTTTCTGACGGATTAAACAGCGCCATCATCGCCGGTGTTATGCTGTCGGCATCAACAAAAGCCTTTTCACTGGCTGCCATTTCCTGAAGATCAGAAATATTTGAGTCCTTGGCAAACTGAACGCGGTCAACCTTAGTTAACCGGCGGCGCACCAGTACCGGAGCCGTCATTGATTCAACCTTTTCAGGAGGTATGCCGAATTCGGTCGCATGTTCAATCAGGTACTCACGATACCGATCCGCATTGCCGTCCTGATAGGCTTTGATGATCCCCATAGTCCGTCCATTACCTGACTCAACGGCATTGTCCTCACCAATTATCGGCGCGCCATGGCTGGATAAACCGGAATCGGTAAGCTGAGCAGGCCGCAAATCTTTGGATATCTGGTTAACCTGAAGAAGGCTGGATGCGCGGGTCCGGTCGCGCGGCTGAAGTTCCTGGGGATAGTCAGGATTAATTTTCCCATCCAGAGTATTGGATATCAAAAGAGCTGAGGCATCGACGATATCAAACGCTGTTTTTACCTCGTCTCCCTTCGCTGTCACCACATACGAAACCCGCCCATAATCGGGCAGGTTCTTTAGCAGCTCGATCAGCGTTTCTATGCTGGTGGCCATTACCACCTGATCGCTTAAGCTCATCCCTGTTACGCCTTATGCTGCCTCTTTAATGTTGGCGGCTATCCATGCCGCCGTGTGCTGTTTAACCTGGTCCAGGTCGATGTATGTGCCAACATATTGACTCAAATCCTGCAAGGTACCGATAAATGCATCGGTGCTCTGATCGACGAATTTATCAGCCAGGAAATCAGCAACCAGTTTTGGCACACCATCATGTACCGAAGGTTGTTTTTCCTCGCCACTACTGCCGCCGGACACACCGTACCCCATCTGTTGCATGATCTGGTCAATTTCATCGCTGATATCCAGCAACTCCATGCCACTCGCGGTAGCCGCTTTGGACATCAGAGCATCCAACTTATCGCTGAGATCCATTAACTCAATAGCTGATAGTGTCATGCCGCTACCCCCGCTTTCTGGATTGCTACCAACAGATCAGCCAGGTGGCGAGCTGCGCCGTTAACCAGCTCTTCGTTTTCCTCAAAACGTCCGGCAGCCTGAAGGGCTGCAATCGCTTCCCGGACATTGCCCCGGGCGTTACGGATCTCCGCCATGTCAGTGCTTTGTATATCCATCACGTTATTGAGATATTCAATGGCTTTATTAGCCTCTGCATCTGCTTCGCTAACCGTTTCATCAGGCTGTGCCGGGGCCGGTTCTGGCTGAGTAATCTCACCGACTTCGGCCTGCAATGCATTGATCATGCTCTGCACCATTTTCTCGGTGCCAGCGCCCCCAGGAAACGCAATATTGGAGAAAGTTTTTTGAAACTGAGTTTTCAGCATTACGCGGAACTCGTCTGGTGAGCTGGTGGCCAGCTCCAGAGCTTTTTGTGCATATTTGCCAAACGGACCATTAGTAAGTGTCTTCGCCAGGAAGTCGAAAGAATCCTCGCGAGGCAATAACTTCAGGTCGTACTCACTCATTTGCTGATCAGAAAGCGGGGTATCGTAAGTAGCAATGCCGTAGCGTGCATATTCATAATACGGGTCACCTTCATCAGGGCGCGGCAGAATTGCTTTGTTACCTTCAGGTATTGCGCCAGGGGCCGCCGGACGCATTTGCAGGGCATATCGATATGCACCTACAGAGACTTCTGGTTCAGGCGAAGAGCTACCGGTATCCTCCGCTGGTTCAGGTTCGACGTTTTCCGGTTTATGTTCTTCTGGTTGGACCAGGTATTCCGATACATTACCCGCTTTATAGGCTTTAAACAGCTTGCCGATCGCATCTGCCATGTCCACACCCTGTATGGATTTAGCCTTGATCATGTATACGCTGCCATCCGGATCGGTTAACTGGATATACCCTTCGCCGCCCCCAATGAATTGCTTCATTGATGCACCATTACTGAGCGTCACTTCCCCGTCCATATGCATACGATTTTTGATACTGGCAAGGCGATCCGTCAGCGCGCGAGAGTGCCCACCAGTCATCCCCGCTGGAGCAATGGTACCGCGCCCACCAGTGCGATTGAGCTGATCAATCTCCGTCTGCAAACGCTCATTCTCTTCATAAAGAGAATCCGCTTCCGATGCAACAGCGTTAATTTTCTGCTCCAGATCTGCCTTCTGCCCTTCTACCGCTGCCACCTGATCCGCGAGGTCGCTCATGGCATCCTCTTTCTGGTCACTGTCAGCCTGTAGTTGGGTTATTTCATCAACAAGGGCTTTTTTCTTCTTCTGCGCACGCTGGAATTTTGCCGAGTTTTTCTCTGCAAGGTTGGCAAGTTTCATGGTGACCTGCGCCAGCGTCATATCACGTCCACTCATCGGAGCAACGGTGTGAGTAACGTCTTTTTTATTCAGTAAGAACTGGAAAGCAACCAGCGTATCGCTATTGGTGATCCGGTTTTCCGCTGTCGGGCTATGAAACAGAATGCTGATAGTCTGACCATCACTGAGCGGAATAATGGCTGGCAAGACCGGCAGCCCGTTAACGTTACGTGCCCGGCCAATTTCAGCGCCGCCGATCGCGCGCGCGCCGCTCTGGGCCACATCCCCCGTTTTATCACTCCCCGCAGAGATTCCGGTACCATTCAGCTTCTGGTTCAATGCCCGGACAAATGCCTGCATGGTCCGGTGTAACTGCAAACGAGTAGAACTAATCGCCTCCAGTAAATCCGTAGCACACCAGTGGATCGGCGTGTCATAGAAGAACGTAGCCTCGATTTCCTCCAGGGTGTTGGATTCCGTCATCAGATAGCGGTCCTCACCGGCCATTAATGCGCGATATTCATCATCAGTCACTGGCGGGGGAAGCACGTCAAGCCCAGGCTTGATCGTCACCCCTTTATTGATATTGAACTGTTCCATGTTAATTTCCTGCTTTCAGTTGCTTAAGACGGCGTTTGAGTTCGCCATTTCGGGCCTTTTCGTTATTGAGTCGGCCTGTCTCCTTATCCAGCTTCGCCCGCAAATCAGTGATCTGCTGTTGATTGAAAGACACCGAGTTCTGCGCTGATTTATAAGCGGCAACCACCTGAGCATTCCGCTGTTTTGCCTCTTGCAGGCGCTGAAAGTTGGATTTTACTGCCGGTTTCTTGTCTACCGGATTGGCAACACGTTTCGCTTTGGCGATCAGTGATTTCTGGAATTTTGCGGAGTTTTTGCGGGCCGCTTGCCCCATGACGGTACCAAGCGTCTTGATATCCGGCGATTGAGCGTTAGGAATAGCTTTTCCATTCAGCCTCACAGACGATATATCGCCAGTATCGTTTACCTGTATGGCAAGAATTTGTCCGTCGTTAAGAACCAGCTTTGCGGTTTTAACTTTAACGCCATCTTTCGTTGTTGCGCGGTTGCTGGAGTCAACCTCAATTACCGTAACACCGGTTTTATTGATCGCCGCGATAAGGGATTTCAGCCCCTTTTCATTAACCTGGTCAAAATCGACCGTTGCATACTTATTTTTCGTCATCTGACACATCCTGTGCGAGATTTATTACGTAACTTCTGCGGATTTGCTGAGTAACAGGGAAAATCCGATACAACGGGTTAATGAACGAGTCGCCATGCGTAACCATGACGTTGAAATGCCACAGTCGCTCTCCTTTACCCATATATTCAGTGGGTATGTACAACCATTCACTGTTTTCGCCCTGTTCAGCCGACGTCAAACAACGTTGTTCGCCTTCAATCACTGTCGTCGGCTTCTGAACATCGCGGATCCAATATCTGACCGTTGCGCCGCGCAAAAACGGGAATTTAGACCGGTATTTGAACGGCACCCGGATGAAACCCGGTTTAATTTCCACATCACCAAGTTCTAAATGCGTGATGTCCTTGCGTTTTAGCAAATAGCGATCGGCTAAGGCTAACGCAAGAACGCATACACCCCAGCCAATCATTTCCCGCCTCCCTTTTTCACCAAACTTGTAAGAACATTCAGAATGCTATCGATATTCACTCGTTTCATCCCTGAAATCACCTCATGACCGTTATTGCTGGCTATCGTTACCATTAAGTACGTAATTGATAACTCCCAGCCCTCGTGTTGCCCCAATAGGTACGCCACCGCGCCAGCTGTCACTGCAACAAAGATCTCCGTAACCAATCCCAACAAATTGCCAGACTGGCGACCGTCTCGGACATCCATCAGGAACGTGCCTATCCCACCAATTACTGAAAGCAGGAGCGCAATAGCAACTGGAGCTAATTCCTGTGTGTCAAGCACAAGTTCCCTCCTACGTTGTCAGGAGGTAATGGTATGCAAAGTAACTTCTCAACCGGTTATGTTGCATAAGAGACTTACCTATTCAACCGACTTTTGGAACCTTCAATAATAAGCCTGCTATTGGCGCTGAAAATAAGAACCATGCAGCTCTGAAGGCTTTCATTCATATCCTTATATTCCGCGAGATACATGCCAATAAAGCCAGCAAGTACGGCGGAAATACATTCGGCCAGCAATTTCTTGCATGAAGACTCGTAACGGTTTTCACATAGCCCACTCAAATACGAATACACCCCACCAAGAAGGGATAACATCACGATATGTACATAAAATGTCATTTTTTACCTATACAACAGTAAGTTGAACAACATCTGAGAACGGTATGCACTTTGTGATTTCCACACACACTGGTTTTGTTAATTAAAACCTGTAGCTTGCAATAAATAACGATAGTGGGCAGAAAATATGCTAATAGGCTATGTACGCATATAGACAAATGAACAAAACACAGCTATGCAGTGAAAAGCACTTGAAAGCGCAGGATGTGAGCTAATTTTTGCGAATAAGGCGAGCAGCAAAAAGGCTGGGCACCTTGGGTTAAAAAAGGTTCTGCGTATGCTTTCCAGAGGTGATACCCTAGTCTCGGGCTAGGGACAACATTTCGAGGACAGTTTTCATTAGCGGTCAGCAGGCGCTAGATACATCGAATTGATGTGCCGCGCGATAAATGTACCTATTCTATCAAGATAAATTACACCGACGCGGCATTAGAATTACAGCTCAGATTGAGTTTGGCGCTTCTCTACAGGATGATAACGATAAATCGTCGATACACCGATATCGTAAATAATTGCCAACTGTTTCCTGCTGTAGCCATTTTCGATCAACCTCGCTATTTGCTCATGTTGTTCTTTTGTCAACTTCGGGCGACGTCCGCCAATGCGTCCCTGTTCGCGTGCAGCTGCCAGTCCGGCCAGTGTTCTCTCAACAATTAATTCACGTTCCATTTCTGCTAAAGCCCCCATGACGTGAAAAAAGAAACGCCCCATGGGTGTTGATGTGTCAATACTGTCTGTCAGACTACGGAAATTAACACCTTTTTCCCGCAACTCCTCTATAAGCGTGATAAGGTGTTTCATACTTCTGCCAAGCCTATCCAGCTTCCAGACAACCAGCGTATCTCCTTCTGATAACGTTCTGAGCAGCTTTTTCAAGCCTGGTCTGGCTGACTTTGTTCCGCTTATTTTATCTTCAAAAATCAGTTCACATCCTGCGCAGTTCAGTGCATTTCTTTGTAAATCTGTGTTTTGGTCATTTGTTGACACACGAATGTAGCCAATTTGCATGAAAAACAACCTCTTTGTTTAGTTAAAAATACATCGTTGGTATAGGTAGGGATTAAGACTAAAACGTTGGTTTGGGGGAAGGCTCTGCACTGCCTGTTGGTGTGCCCGTTCCGTGGCCCTTAGAAACACCGCCAACGGGGTGGCTGAAATGTAACGGAGCAGCATTTTCTTCTGAAAAGTACCCAAATCTGGCAAAGGCTTACCCTACTAATAAATTGCCTGATTTACGCGGTGAATTTATTCGTGGCTGGGATGACGGACGTGGTGTGGATGCCGGGCGACAATTATTATCTTCACAGGGGGATGCAATAAGAAATATTGAGGGATTCGCAGATGGCGGGATCGGTATGTCTTTTGATGCAATCAGAGGGGCTTTTTACGATGCAGGAACACGATCAGCGAGAATGCCGAATAACACAACTACTATAGACAAAACCGATGACCTTGGATTCGACGCCTCTCGTGTCGTGCCAACAGCTAATGAAAACCGTCCTCGTAATATTGCCTTTAATTATATCGTAAGGGCGGCATAAAAACGTTGGTTTGGGGGAAGGCTCNTCAGCTCAGTAGTGCCACTAACAGCACGTCTGAAGTGCTGGCCGCCACACCGAAAGCTGTCAAGGCTGCATATGACCTGGCTAACGGGAAGTATACAGCCCAGGATGCAACCACGACACAAAAAGGGATAGTTCAGCTCAGTAGCGACACCAACAGCACTTCTGAAACATTAGCTGCAACGCCAAAAGCGGTTAAAGCTGCATACGATCTAGCAGCCGGAAAGGCACCATCCAGTCATACACATCCCTGGAATCAGATCACTGGTGTGCCAACAGCTTCATTGACAGCGAAAGGCATCACTCAGCTCAGTAGTGCCACTAACAGCACGTCTGAAGTGCTGGCCGCTACACCGAAAGCTGTCAAGGCTGCATATGATTTGGCTAATGGAAAGCAAGCGGCAGACGCTACGCTCACTGCTCTAGCGGCACTAGCTACCGCAGCAGATAAACTCCCTTATTTCACAGGGGTTGATCGTGCCGCGTTAACTGCACTGACAAGTGTTGGACGTGCAATTCTTAGTAAGCCCAGTATTCAGAGCGTTCTTAATTACCTTGGTTTAGGGGAAGGCTCGGCGCTGCCCGTTGGTGTACCTGTTCCATGGCCCTCAGCCACACCACCAACGGGGTGGCTGAAATGTAACGGAGCAGCATTTTCTTCTGAAAAGTACCCAAATCTGGCAAAGGTTTACCCAACGTTAAAATTACCTGATTTACGCGGTGAGTTTATCCGTGGTTGGGATGATTCGAGAGGGATTGATACAGGGCGTTCATTGCTAAGTGGTCAGACTGCAACATTTATTCGTACAGCTTTGCAGGATTATTACGGTGTCGATCTGACTACTAATGTCAAAGTAGGTATCGCTTATGCTACTGCTGATTCTGTTATAACTGTTGGAAACCCTGCTAATCCTAAAGCAGGAGATAATAGCGATTATGTTCCAGCATCATCAGATAACTCCATAACAGGCACTCAAAGGACGGCAGAGGATAATTTTACCGGGGCATGGATATCAATGCGCCCCCGCAACGTTGCTTTTAATTACATCGTAAGGGCAGCATGAAAACGTTGGTTTGGGGGAAGGCTCAGCATTGCCCGTTGGCGTGCCCGTTCCGTGGCCATCAGCCACACCTCCAACGGGGTGGCTGAAATGCAATGGTGCAGCATTTTCTTCTGAAAAGTACCCAAATCTGGCAAAGGTTTACCCCACTAATAAATTGCCGGATCTACGGGGCGAATTTATTCGCGGCTGGGATGACGGGCGGGGGATTGACTCTGGCCGTAATTTATTATCTGCACAGAATGATGCAATTCAGAATATTGTTGGTTCTTTCGGGCGTACTCAGCTTTTTAGAGATGTACTTAGTTCAGGGCCATTTAGTCAACATGGTCAAGTATTATCTACAGGCCTAAAGGAAACGGAAATTATTGAGGGTTATGGCTCTTATAACTGGACATTCGACGCCTCTCGCTCAGTTCGTACAGCATCTGAAACCCGCCCCCGTAATATTGCGTTTAATTATATCGTAAGGGCGGCATAAAAACGTTGGTTTGGGAGAAGGCTCTGCATTACCTGTTGGTGTCCCTGTTCCGTGGCCTTCAGCCACTCCGCCAACAGGCTGGCTGAAATGCAACGGTGCAGCATTTTCTTCTGAAAAGTACCCAAATCTGGCAAAGGTTTACCCCACTAATAAATTGCCGGATCTACGGGGCGAATTTATTCGCGGCTGGGATGACGGGCGGGGGATTGATCCAGGTCGCTCTATTTTAAGCGAGCAAGGATATGCAACGGAGGATCATGCTCACGGATTACCGTCAAAATCAACCGTAGCAACTGACAGCTCAATTAATTTCTACTTTGACGAGGCATGGGCTACTAGTGGTAATACGGGAGTTATCAGATGGGGGAACACAAGCGATGCAGGATTGCCAGCCCCTAATTATGGAACTTTTAAAACATATAAACAGTCCGTAGCTAATTTAGGTACTGCTGGCTTAGAAACCCGCCCTCGTAATATTGCATTTAATTATATTGTGAGGGCGGATTAATTATATCAACTGGCTGTAGAAAGTTGTTTTTCAGGCCAGTTGAGATCTGGTGCCGTGGTTAAATCCATCGCGTTCAGCTCGTCTATATAATCTAGCACGGAGTTAAGCTGCGTGGTTTCTGCCTGCGTCAACTTCCGTCCAGCCCGTAATTTCAACTGAATCAGACTAATGGAATCCATCGCAGTATCAATCAATGACTGACGTTTTGTTTCTGCTGCCTCTACAGCTGCACTATGTTGAGCCTCAGTATCAACCACCCATTTCTCTCCATCCCATTTGTCGTATGGTGTTAGCGGGGCGATAGTGGTTGTATTTTCCGGATAGTCACCCAACACCGTGATTTCTTCGGGATTCCCTGTGTCAATGCTATAGACAGTTTCGCCACGATGATCTGGCACATACTCCCATGAACTTAAATCCTCTGAACGGAGAATCGCATAACCTGCTTTATGTGAGCCTGGAGCATCCAAACAAGAATGTGCCGGAATACCAACGCCAACAGCAAGATATTCAGTTGATGCAGAAATATATTCCCGATTACCACCATCATAGTTATAAACGATAATGTTTCCTGCCTGTATGGCTATAAGTTCGCTATTTAATATCGCATTATCCATTATGCTGCTCTCACAATATAATTGAAGGCAATGTTACGTGGGCGGGTTTCATTCCCCCCAGATAACTCCGTTCTGTATTGACTGGTAAATTTACCATTAATCGCTCCTTCTTGGACGGCGTTATCTGTCGACAACAGGCTATCCCCCCCTCTGTCATTTGGCACCAATACCGTGTTATCCCACGCGTCCCATGACCGAATATTATGATAATGACTTCCTGTTAACCACCCCTGTATGCTTAAGATGACCCTTCCCGCATCCACACCTCGCCCATCATCCCAACCACGGATAAACTCACCGCGTAAATCAGGTAATTTTAACGTTGGGTAAACCTTTGCCAGATTTGGGTACTTTTCAGAAGAAAATGCTGCGCCATTGCATTTCAGCCACCCCGTTGGCGGTGTTTCTAAGGGCCACGGAACGGGCACGCCAACGGGCAGTGCAGAGCCTTCCCCCAAACCAACGTTTTTATGCCGCCCTTACGATATAATTAAA